CGGGTTTCTACCGTCAGGTTGGCGTCCTTGGCGGCTTTTTCAGCGTGGGCCTTGAGTTGGTCGCCAACGGTCTTGATGCTGGCGTTGATGGACTCGATGTCCTTTTCGATCTGCGACATAGGGATGCCTTTCAAAGAGAGATTTCGGAGAGGGAAGCGGCAAGAGCCGCGGTTGCACTGAAAGCACCGGAAGGCGCTTGTTCGGTGGGATCACCCTCACCGCCGCCAGCGGGGTCACCCGCGCTGGACTTGAATTCGCTGATGAGGCGCACGGCCTCGCTCTTGGGCATGCCGGAAGCCCGCAACGCCGCTTCGATGCGGCGCACCGCCGATGCGCTGGCCTTGCCCGCGCCCTTCTCGACTTGATCCGAGGCCAGTAGGGAGTGCGCAAAGCCGTCTTCGATAGCCGCCTCGCCGCCGATCCAGGTCTCGGCGTCCATGAGCTTGGCCATGGCCTTCGCCTCCTTGCCGGTGCGCGCGGCGTAGATGCCGGCCATGGCGTCATCGAAGGGCTTGAGGGCGTTGGCTACCTCGATCAGGTCGTTTCGGTTGCCCACCGCCATGACCCAGGCGTTGTGGATCATCAAAAAGCCGGCACGGGCGATCTGCACGGTGTCCCCAGCCATGGCGATGATGGAAGCGGCCGAGGCTGCAAGCCCCAGCACCTTCACGGTGACCTCGCCGTCGTGTTCGCGCAGCAGGTTGTAGATGGCCAGGCCTTCGAACATGTCCCCGCCCGGGGAGTTGACGTTCACGGTCACCGGCCCTTTGCCAAGCGCGCGCAGTGCGCCTGCAATGCGCTTGGCGGTGACGCCCTCGCCGGTCCAGTAGTCCTGGCCGATCACGTCATAGACGCTGATGGTGCGGTCGTCGTCCTTCGTGGCGGCCTGAACCCCTGTATGCCAGCGGTCGAGTGCCCGCGCGTGGATCTGGCTGGAAACGCCCGCGCAGGGGCGTCCCTCCGGCGCTCCCGGAAGTGTCTTGATGCTCATGGGTCAGGCCCCTTTCAGGTCTTCGTCGTAGCCCAGCAGCGCGCGGATGGCGGCGCGGGCCTTTTCGGCTTCAGGCTGCGAGCCCACCGAATCCAGCGTGGTCATGGCGGATTGCACCGTCAACACGGCGGCGTTTCCGCCCAGCGGCTCGCGGTCTTCCAGTTCGCGCACTTCATCGCGCGTCAGAATGCCGTTGTTGACCATGGCGGTGTAGAACGCGGCGCGCCCGGCGCTGTCCGAGCGCAGCAGGCCCTCGACCACGAATTTCGGGTAGTAACGGGTTCGTTCACCCGGCGTCAGCAAGTCCTTGCTGATGGACTGCTCGATGCGCTTCAACCACGGCCCCAGCGTGAACGTCAGAAAGCCGATCATTTGCTGCTCGATGCCGGTGCCCCAGGACGTGGATTTCTCTGTGTGCCCCACCATCCAAGGCGGCACGCGGAACCAGCGGCAGATGGTTTCCACGCTGTAGGCGCGCGACTCCAACAGTTGCGCGTCGGATGGCTTGATGCCAAGCGTTCCAGCCTCGGTGCCGCCTTCGAGCAGAGGCGCTTCGCCGCGCTCAATGGCGCCGGCCAGGGACTTCTTGAACTCGGCGCGCTGGGCCGGCTTGAGGTAGCCGGTGAACTTGTAGTAGATGGTGGGCAGCAGGCCGCTGCGGAACGTTCTTGCTGCGGACGATTCCGCCGCGATGGCGGCGCCGAACACCTTGGCGCCGTAGGCAATGACAGACACACCGTCCACGCCGTCCAGCGTGAAGCCGGGGATCGTCCAGATACGTGAGGCCGGAATCTCGCGCATGGAGCCATCGGGGCGCGGGTAGGTGTAGCGCTTGCGCCCGTTCACGTCAGTCTGGATCACCAGCTTGGACGGCGCCAGGAAGGCCAGCCCCACCAGTTGCGGGCCGACGTAGAGCTTTTCCGCCCGCCCGTTGCCCTGCAGCAGCATGGCGGCCACCATGGCCTCCCAGAAGATCGCCGCCGTGGTGTCGGCGTTGGGCTGGTCGTGGATCACAAAGTGCAGCGGGTGCTGCGATGCGACGCGCTTGCCCGCTGTGGTGCGCTCGTACATGGACAGCGGCAGCGTGGCTATGGTCTCGGAGATGAGGCGCACACAGCTCCAGGCAGCGTCCAACTGCAGGATGCTTTTGGACGTGACAAGCGCGCCTGTCCCCTCCTCTATCCCGCCGGGCGAATACAGCTCGGCATCGCGCAGGGAAAAGCTGCGCACCACGCCGTCAATCGCGGCGCGCACGCGGCCCATGAAGCTGCGCTTCACCCCCGGCCCCCAATCAGCACGGGGTCGCTCAACCAGTCGTTCATAGATCCCCTTGCTTCCGGGTTCTTGGCCATCAGAAACACCGCGTCGAGCAGCGCCATCAGCGCGTCGATCTTGGCAAAGCCGCTGGCCTGCTTGGTAATCGAAATGCCGTTGCCCACCGGCACAATCTTGGCGTTGCCCACACTCCAGGCCATCAGCGGCGCCCCGCCATGCACCAGCGTGCCGGCGGCCAGGCGTCTTTCAGCGGTCTTGATGGCGTCCTGCAACTGCCAGCCCTGCGGCACTCCGATCAGGTCCTCAAACTTGATGGGGCCTGGTTCTTCCGCGCTGCCTGTCAGCACGTCCACGATCCCGCCCAGGCCGGCGCGGTCAACGCCTACCTTGTCCATCACGCCGCTGTCGGCCACTTGCTGGACAATGGCGGCGACGGCCTGCAGGTCTTCGCCCACGTGCTGCACGATGGTCAGGTCTCCATCGCGCTCAAAATCCCGGTATCGGGAGACTTCGCTCTTGCGCCGCTCCAGCGCCACCGGGTGCAGCCATGCGTGTGTCCACGCGAGCCAGCGACCGGTGTCGGCCTCTCTGCCAAGCACAGCAAGGCCCAACATGTCATCCAGCCCACCGCCGTCAATCCCCACCGTGACTACTTCGGATCGGTCCAGCAACTCGGCCAGCGTGAAGCGCTGGATGGCGGCAGACTCCCAAAAATCAGCCCCTAGCCAGCGGTCGCTGCGCAGGTTCATGCCGATTTCGACGTTCAGGTGCTTGGCCAGAAACTCCTTGAATTCCTGCTCGCCAGTCTCACGCGCCTGGCTGCGCAACTGGGTGATGCGCTCGATGTCCACGGACGCACCCCAGTTCGGGTTTGTGACGTAGGCGTTCTCCAGGTTTTCGTAAGCCTGGCTGTCCAGCATGGCTTGCGGGAACTCGTAGATCACCGGCAGAAACTTCGGATCTCGCACCTGGCCGTCGCGCACGCGCCGGGCGTAGTTCAGCTTTGCCTTGAACACGCCGGCCGGGGGTTCGGCCGATTGCGTGGTGGCGTAGATCACGAAGCCTTCAGGGCGCGAGGCAAGCCCACCAGTGGCCTCCAGCAGCATGTTGCTGGCCTTGGCCTGCTTGCCGAACTCGTGCAGCTCGTCCACGAACACGAAGCTGGCCTTCTTGCCGCTCACCGTGTCGCTGTCTGCAGCCACCACCTTGAGCGTGGCGCCCGTCTCCAGGTGGGTGATGGTGCGGAAGTAGTCCTGCACCTTGAGCATGGCCGACAGCTCTTCGTCCGCCTTAATGAAATCCCGGATCGGCTTGTAGCTGTTGTCCGCGATTTCCTTGGTTGGCGACAGGATCAGCAGCTCGGCTGACTGGCGCCAGTTCATCAGCAAGGCGGTCAGCATGATCGCCGCCGCGATGGTGCTCTTGGCGTTCTTCTTGGACACCATCAGGAAAAACTCGTTGATGTGGCGTCGCCCCGTTTCCGGGTCTTCTGCGCCAAACACCGCCATCACGAAGTCGCGCAGCCACGGCAGGGACGCATCGCCCAATAGCGGCTGGCCCATCACATCGGTCAGCACAAAACTGCCGCAGCGCTCCCAGGCGTCTTGCGCCACTTCCGGGAACAAAGGCGGGCAGGCAATCAGCGACTCGCGCGCAACGATCCTGCGCTCCCAGTCCGGGCAGGCAGTCGTCCATTTCATCGGTTATTCACCGCCAGGCGCGGCCCTTGCCTCACGCCAAACTTTCCCGATGCCGCCGCCTTGGCCGCATCCTCGCCCTGCTTCTTCTTGCCGCTGCTTTCGCCCTTCTTCGGGTGAACGAACGGCATCAGCGCCTTGGCCGCATCCACGCGCAGCTTGGCGTCGGTTTGTGTGTCGTTCATTACGGCCCGCAGGAACTTCTCAGGGTCGTCGTACACGGCGCCCAGGTCAATCAGCGTGGGTTCTTTCTTCGGACGGCCAGCTCCCGGACGGGCGCCGCCGCTTCGTCCTTTGACTCCGGCCATTTGAATCCTCTTGAAAGGGGGGCGAGTTTTGCGCGTGGGGAACCGGGCGGTACCCAGGGCAAAACGCTTTTGAACTTTTGGCCTACCCCTGCCCGCTGCGCTGCGCCGCTTCTCGCGCCGTCTTCGCGACGTGGCAGCCTTGCTTGCGGCCCTCTGCATCCGTCCACACGCACAGGCACTGCCTATTGCTGTCTTCATCTGCGCCGCCTGCCCACAGGGGTGTGATGTGGTCCAGCTCGAAGCTCATCCCTGTTGAGTAGTCCAGGCTCACCACGCGGCCACAGCCTGCGCAATGCGGGCCGTCTCGCATCCAGACGCGCACTCGTGCCGCTTGCCGGCCTCTGCCCCTGTCGCGCTCCGTGGCGCCTATGCGCCCTGCCTGCTGGATGCGGCTGGTTTGCGCCATTGGGATGCGCGGCGGCAATGCCGGGATGCGGGGGCGGCTTGTCATTGATGTTGCCCTCCATGCGCGCGGGATTGATCTGCCCCGCGTGTCAGGCTTGCTTTGTCTGTACGCCAGCTCGCCCGCGACAGCTCACGGGTAGGAGACTGCCCGAAGGCTCCGGCGTCTGGCTGCCGGGGTGGTTAATTGGCCCAGCTGCCCGTCTTGAGCCGCTGCAGCCCGTCGGCATCGGCGGGCAGCTCAGGGAACTCCATCGCATCGCCGACCTGCACGAATGTCTCGACCCGCACGTCTATTCCGGCCAAGTGCGCGCCACCGCAGCCATGGCACTGGATGGCCTGGCCTTGATAGACCATCTCTGCGTCGAACAGGTCAATGTCGATCAGGCTGTTGGGGCAGTCGTAGGCTTGCCAGACTTCGCGTGTCATATGTTGGGGTGCCGCGCCCATGGGCTGGCCATCCTTTGCGGATGTTGGGGGATGCGCCCAGGGCGCGGCGGAACGGAACTAGGCGTTGAGCCGCATCTCAGCTGTCGCTGACGCTATCAAGCAAACCTAGATGAAGGCAGGCCATCGTCATCCCAGCGGCGCAGGATGCGCGCCATCTGGGCCAGATTTTGGCCGGCTTGGTCCGACATGGCCTTCGCTTCTTGGCGCAAGGCTCGTATCTCCCGCAGCAGTCGATCTTGCGCAGGCGTTGAGTCGCTCGCAGATTCATGGGCGCGCACCGCGTTCTCGTGAACCGAAACGCCTGCTCGCGAGGCTTCAGTGGCTTGCGGCCAAGGGCTGAAGGCCTTTGGAACCACTGCTTCGCCTTCATGTATCTGAGCCGGGCCGCAAACCGCACGCGCCAGCCTTTCCAGGCGCAATTGCATCTCGCCGCAGTGACGCTTCATCGCGCCCACTTCGGCAAGCAATGCTTGTTCTTGCTCAGGCGTCATGGCGCTCTCCTGTAGGCGCCTTGGCGCGCAAAACGAAAAAGCCCGCGAGCGTTTCGGCTAGCGGGCTTCAGAAATCGAGGGCGAGCTTGCCCATCTACGTCTCCCCACGTCGCTACAGGCGGTGCGCCAGGCTGTGGCGTGGTGGCATTTGGCAGATAGGCGAGGCGCGACAGCCTCAGCAGGCTGTGCGACCCTCTATCGCAATTGTAGCAGCAACGCAAGTAGGGGCAAGCACAATCGTTTTCCCTACGGCCTAAGCGCGCGGCGCATGCGCGTGCGGGCGACCTGCAGGCACTCGTCCATGTAGTTCGCCGCCCTCTTGCCCATCTCGCCCTGAGGCAACCTCGCCTCCCCTGTCCCGCTGCACGCCTTGCACGCCCGTCCAGACGTGCGGCCGGTGCCGGGGATTACCTCGTACCGCACGCCGTCGCACTTGCTGCATACCTTGTGCAGCCACCACGCGACGATGGTGAGCGCCCCGTCCTCGGGCTTTTCGTGGCCCCATGCCTTGAGCTGTATCGCCAGCTCCCTGCGAACATCCGGCAGCGTCTTGAGCTGGCCCACCAGCAGGATGGCGTCGGATGCGCTCATGCCTTGCAGACGAACGGGTCGGGCGTACTCCGATGCCAGGCGCAGCAAAGCACTTCCCAGGCGGGCCGGCGCCCATGCGGCTGCGGTAAGTACGTCAACGTCGAGGATCGGCGCGTGGTCGCGCGTGTCGCTCTTGAGGTTGTCGCTGTGGGTGGCGGTGGTGTAGCGCTCGTCTGTGCGGATCATGCGGCTCCCTGCAGTTGCTTCAATTTCTGTCGGTACTCGTCCCTGATGGCGCGTAGCTCGTCGTGCGTCCATTTGTGGGGGGCGTTGCTGGCCTCCAGCGCGTCGTAGCGCTCCTGCCCGATGCGGGCGACGGCGCCGGCCTTGATCTCGTGTGGCTTCGCCCCGTAGGGGCCGTTACAGCCCTCGCATTCGCCCATGCAGTTGTCCTCGTGGAATCGAAGATGGCCGGCGGCGCCACGGCTTCGGACGTGGCCGGCGTGTTGCACCCGGCCCGGCTTGTCCTCGAAAGGTCTGCCGCAGACAAAACAGCCTTTGTCTTTGTCCCGCGCCCGGATGAACGCGTTGAAGGCGACTTGCGCCTCTGCGATCAACTTCGGAATCGACTTGATGGCTTCCTTCCTCCTGCGTGTCTCTGCCCTCTCCACCTTCGCAGCAGCTCGGGCGGCCTTGGCCTCGGCTCGCTCCTTCTTGGCCTGCTGCTCGTCGGCCCAGGGCTCGATGCACTCGGGGTGGATGCGCTGTCCGGCTTCGAGCTTGGCCTTGCAGTGGGGGCAGCGGGTGCGGCGGAAGGTCATCAGTGCATCCCCTTCGCACGGCCAGCGGCCACCATCTGCCGGGCTATCTGCATGGATTGCGGGCTGGGAGGCTCCAGCCCCCCTGTCAGACTGCCCATTGCGGTACCCGTGCCAGTAGCTCGCGCTTTTCTGCGTGTAGTCCACAGCGATGAAGCCCAGGCCTGCCCGGTAACCAGACAGGCATTCGTCGTCGTTGATTTCTGAAAGGGCGGTGACCGGCTCGATGTAGTCGCTCATTGCCACCCTTCCGGCGCCGTGAAGCGCACGCCATGCTCAGCTCCCCACGCGGTGATGAACTCGCACAGGTCTGCGCACTCGGCCTTCGTCAGCTTCGACGTGCGCGCAGGCACCAGGTCAACGCCGTGGCCATCCAGCGCCGGCAGCACTTCGACGTGCTGGCCGTGTACCCGGCTCCATGCCGCCGTGAGCAACCGCTTCCAGACTTCCGCGTCTCGCTTCGCGCCGGCCCACTCCACTTGCGCGGCAATGTCGGCAATAAGCGCGTGCAGCAGGCGGTTTTGCGGGCTTGTGCGCTTCGCAGGGGCCAGGGTGAGCGTGAGTCGGTGACCCGCCATCGTCAGCGCCTTTGCGCGCTCCCACGCGGCATTGAATGCCTGCTTCGCCTGGACTGGCTCCCACAGGGATAGGGTGATGCGGTCAGCCATGGCTTGCCTCCTTGGAGAGGCGCCGGTCAGGGCCGATGTAGGGGACGGCGGCAGGCTGTTCCTGGCCCTCGCGCAGCATCAAGTCCAGCCGGGCCAGGGCGCACCATGCCGCGTGCGCCGCATGCGCCAGGCCGCTGTCGCCGTCCAGCCGCTCCCCGGTCGCCTCGGCCAGCAGGTGCCGGTGCATGGCGTCGGTGTAGCGTTCGATGCCGTCAGGCACCGACACCCAGCCTCCAGCGGTGTACTTGGCCGCGCCGAAGGTGCCCACCGCGGACACCTCCAGCAGCGCGCGGGCGAAGCCGCCAAGCACTAGGCCGGCGCGTGTCTTGCCGGCGTCCAGCTTGGCGCCGGGTTGGTGCGGCGGCGTGCCGTGTGGGTCTTTCTCGGTCATTGCTGCTCCTGCTTTCGTAGCGCCTTGCGCCTGTGTTGCACTGCTGTCCTCCTTTGACGGAGGGATTTCACCCAGTGGCCCCCCTACCCCCAACGGCCTTTTTGCCGGGAGGAGGGAGACGCCACCGTGCGAGAGTTCTTCACCCCCTTACGGGCACCGACCAGTTCCAGCGCGGGTACTTCCTTCGTTCGCTGCAACCCCCAGGTGTCGGTTCAATAGGCCCCTGCCGGGAAGCTGGAATTGCACCTGCGCCCCCGGTAACCGCGTTGTGATGGGCGGCTGCCACCGTGTTCTTGCTCCTGTCAGCCCATGCAGGCCCGGTTACCTTGTTTCTCGACGCGGGAGCGGCGTCTTGGCTGGGTCACGTCACATAGCGCGCCTTCGCCAGAATCTGTCGCTCGATCCGCTTGTGGCCGCCCTGGCCAAATTCGAGAAGGGCGTCCGCGAAGTCCGTGCCTTCGATGCCTTCTGGCCAGGCCACGCCGGCGCCGATCAGCTCGGCCGCGTTCTCGGCCTTCTCGCGGCCCGGGTTGAAGCCGCGGCGCGCCTGCGTGCCGTGGTCGTCGTCGGCGCAGATCACCACGTTGCCCTTCGGCCGCAGGTGGTTGACCACGTGCAGCAGGTTGCCGGCGTCGAACGCCACGATCACGCTGGCGTGGCGCACGGCTTGGAAGATGGCCAGGCCCGTGGCGAAGCCCTCGCAAACCGCTGTCACGGCGCTGCCAGGGCGCTGCAGGGTGTAGGAGCCGCCCTTGACTGGCGCGCCCTTCCAGAATCGTTTTTGGCCGTCCGGGTAGATGGCCTGCAGGCTGATGACGCGCCCACTCCACATGACGGGGATCACCATGGCCTCGCCCATGCGGCGCAGGCCTGCGCAGCCCACGGCAGACAGGCCCTTGCGCTCGACATAGGGGTGCAGGCCGCGCAGTGGCACGGCCGCCTCCCATGCGGCGCGGGCACCTCGAATAGCGGACATGCGCGCCGCGCGCTCCTGCTGCTTGCGCCGCTCGCGCTCAGCAAGCTCAGCGGGCGTGGGCAGGCGGATTTCCGAGGAGCCATCGCGCCACGAGTTCACGTCGTGGTCGGTGGCCCAGTTGCGCCAGTAGCCGCGGCCGTCCGGGTGAAGGACGTAGGCGCCGTTTCTCCGGCGCGGCTTGTCCTCGGTCTTGCACCGGCGCCACTTGCCATCAGCGATGACAACGCCAGGGATCAGGCCCGAGGCCTGCATGGCCTGCTCGAAGCCCATCATGCTGCGGCCCTCGCACGGCCACGCGCGAACCGGATGCGCAGCGCCTTGATCTTGTTGATCACCTCCATGGTTGGCGCGCGGCGCTCGGTGTGCTCGTAGCTCGCCGCGGGCCAGCCGCCCGTCATGTCCTTGAACAGCGCCAGGGCCAGCTTGCGTGCGGCCTCTGGCTCGGTGGGCTTGGATGTGTGAGCGAAGCCGCAGATTTCGGGCCACAGACGGTCGGTCAGTTCCTTGCGGTAGCCGCCGGCGATCAACTCCTTGAGCGTGCCGGGCACGTGCGCCACGGCCTCGCGGCGCGGATATTCGTGACCGCAGCACGGGCAGGCCGGCAGCGGCTTGTGCAGCGCGCGGCACTCGGGGCACTTGACCGGCTCCAGCTCCTTTTTTTCCTTCGGCTTGGGCTTGTCGCGCTTCTTGCCGTCGTCCAGCTCGCCGGCGCCGAAGTCGAAGAACGACTCGCACTCGTCGAAGAACCGCGCGCAGTTGCCGCTGTGGTCCAGCACCAGACAGTCGGTCTTGCCGGTCTCCGGGCTGATGCGCAGGCCGCGGCCGAACAGCTGGATGTGCTCGGCCAGGCTCTTGCGCAGCGGGCGGGCCATGATCACGCACGACACGTCGGGAACGTCGAAGCCGCGCGACGCCGCCGTCACGGTGATCAGGCCGCGGATGGCGCTGTCGGGCTTCTTGAACTCGTTGGTGGTGTCGGCGCGGTCTTCCTCGCTGTCCTTGTAGGTGTAGGTGGCCGCGTTGATGCCGGCGGCCAGGAACTGGCGCTGCAGTTCTTCCACGTGCGCCGTGTCCACGGCTGAGCAAATGAACTTGCGCCCCTGGCCGTGCTTCAGGTACTCGGCCACCACGTCACCAACGACCTCCAGCGCCTTGCCGCTGGCCTCTTTTTCGTCCCACTCGCCGGTAGACTTCACCGTCACGCCGGCCATGTCGGGCTCAGCGCAGGAAAAGATGCGGTACGGGCTCAGCCAGCCCTGCTCGATCAGCGCGCGAGTGGTGGTCACGTTGATCACCACGTCGAACCACTTGCCCAGGCCGCGGGTGAACGGGGTCGCCGTCAGGCCGATCACGATGGAAGACTTTTCTTCCATGCGGGCCTTGTGCGTGGTGTGCAGCACGTGGGCCTCGTCGAACACGTCCACGGCGGTTTCTGGCCAGCGGCGGCGGCCCAGGGTCTGCACGCTGCACAGTTGGATCGGCAACTCGGGCGCCCAGCGGATGTGTCCGCCTTGGATCACGCCATGGTCAATTTGATAACGGTCGAACGTGTCGCTTGTTTGTTGGATCAAGGACAGTCTGTCGACAACGAAGCTCGCGCGATTGCCTTTGGCCTGAGTCATCGCCATCAAAGCGGAGGCCAAGACGGTCTTGCCCCCACCTGTGGGGGCCACGATCAGCACGCGCTTCGCGCCGTCGCGGATGGCCTGCCGAGCGCGATCAAACGCCTGCTGCTGATAGGGGCGGAGATCGATGTTCATATCGTGCAGCCCTCGTGCAGTTGGCGCTTGGCGTTCACGTAGGCTGCATGCGCGGCCTCTGCGGTCTTGAAGTAGCCAAGACTGTGTTTCGTGCCCTGTGCCTTGATGCAGGCGTGGAACAGTTGGCTTGCCTTGTGGAAATGGGCGCCTAGAAGCCCAGTTCCGCTGTCGGAGCGGACACTCCGGCGGTTCTCGCAGTTCACGCGGCGCGCAACGTCGCGCAGGTTGGAGAACTGGTTGTTGAGACGATTGCCGTCCAAATGGTCAATGTCGCCGCAGGGCCAATCCCCAGTCACCCACAGCCAGGCCAGCCGATGCGCCTTGAATGCACGGTTGTCCACGCTGATTTCGCGGTAGCCGTGAACGTCGGTGGAGCCTGCAATGCGTCCGGCAAAGCGGGCGTTCCAAATCTTCGCGACCCGGGCTGACGAAAAGTCCGAAGCAGGCCGGACGTTCCAGCGAAGCAAGCCGCTTGCGCAGTCATAAGCAAAAAGCTCCCGCACCCTGGCGGCCGTCATCTCGGTGGTCATGCGGCCTCCTTCTGCTGCGCCACGAGCTTGCGCAGCGTCGAGACGAGGTGGCGCGGGTCGTCCACGCCCAGGATGTCGCAGCACTCCTTCACCTGATTGCCCAGGCGCCGGGCAAACTTCTGGTGCAGCACGGCCTTGTCCATGGCCTCCGATTGCTGGCGCACGGCGTGGTCCCGTTGCAGGATCATCTTGTGCAGCTCGGCCTTGGTGTCCTCGGCCGTCAGGATGGCGATTTGCTTTTGCAGCTCCTCGTTGTCGCGCTGCAGCTCTTCCAGCAGGTCGGCCGGGTCTTCGTGCAAGTCGGCTTCGGTGATCACGTCGCCGGTAGGCGCCACCACGTGCAGCGGCGCGGGCGCCGGTGCGGCCTTTGCGGGAGCGGGCGCCGGCGCGGCGGGCTTCGCTGCAGGCTTGGCCTTGCCGATCTTGTCGGTCTTCATCACGGCGGTAGTGCCGTGCTTGGTGGTGTAGGTGCGCTCTGCGGGCGCGTCACTTGCGGATTCCGCAAGTGAGCGGCGAATGTCGCCCACGGTTGAGTGGTGTACTCCCAGCTCTTTCGCAATCTGGTTGTCGCTCTTGGCCTTCCCGTAGGGATGCGCCAGGGCGCCCATCACAGCCTTGCGCTTGTCGGCGTTCGAGCGCCGCAGGCCGTGGTCCTTGTTCACGGTGTAGCTTGCCCACTGCGCATCCAGTTGCGTACCGTCCCGGACCTCCGCAGGCATGTCGGTGAAGCCAACCTGCTTGGCCGCGAAGTACCGGTGAAAACCATCGGCCAGCCAGTGGTTGGAGCCGTCAAAGAAAAGCGTGATAGGGGGGAACGTGGCACCCTCCGTCATGGCCTCCGCGTACTCGGCGACGGTGGCCTGGTTGAGTGCTTCGCGCGACTGCGTGCCCCCGTCGATGCGGATGGCAGAAAGCTGGATGGACTTGGCGGGCATGGATACCTCAGGCAGAACGGGGCACTTGCCACTCAAAGCCGTGGCAGCGCTGGAACATGGTTTTGGGCAGTGCGTCCTTGCGGGTCAGCGCGCAGCGGCCGCCGCCCTGCAGGTGCTTGCACTCGATGCAGGCGCGCATGTCGCGGGCGCCGATGTCGCGGTCACGGTTCAGGCATTTCTCGGCCAAGGTCTCGGCGGCGGCGTGTGTCAGGCCGCGGCGCGCGAACAGGCCGGCGCGCGCCAGGAAGCGCTTGATTTCGTCGTCGGTCCACGGGGTCATTGCGCACCGCCTTCGTGCCCCTGGTGCCGCGCCGCGTAGCGCTGCTGCACAGCCGCGTACATCGCACGCATGTGCTGCTGGGCCTCGTCGCGCTCGCCGCGCGCCAGGCACAGCTCCATGCGCTTGCCCGACAGCTGGGCCTCCAGCGCCAGGCAGTCGTCCTGCAGCTGGTTGATGAGGTATTTCTTGGCTTGTGTGCTCATGGCGTTACCTCACCGTGGCCTTCGCCCCATTGCGCCGCGTCTTCTTCTCCCGATCCCACTGCACGGCGCGCAACGTGGCTTCGGCTTCGGTTTTCAGTGGGCAGGGCTTGGCGTGCTCGGGTTGCATGCCGATGCGGCCGGCGTGCGGTGGCTGGTTGACTGGACGATTGCGGGGCCAGAGGGTGCTCATTGCGACGTCCTCCCGCTTGCTTCCGTCAGCAGCGGATTGCCCTGCAAGGCCCGCGTGGCGACACTGGCCTCAGCCAGATAACGGCGCACCTCGGAGGCAAGGACATGCACAACGTAGGCGTTGCGATCCATTCCCTTGGCCATGGCAATGGCGTCCAGGGCTTGAGCCAGTTCGAGGGGGCACAGGCCCCGCAGCTCGATCTTGTCGGGCTGGCTCACGCGGTGGCCTCGTCAGGGGTGCGCTCGATGACCGCCGGCACACGCAGGCCACGGCGCTTGCAGAGGCGGATCAACGCAAACGCAAGCGAGCCGCGCGGTTCCTTGGTCTTGCCTGTGGACAGGTCAGATACCGTGCTCTGCTGGCAGCCGGCTTGTTCGGCAATCTGCACTTGTGTCAGTCCGGAATCCACAAGCGCGCCGATGAGGTCTTTCCAATGCATCGCCCGATCCTATCGGTTTTGCGATAGCGACGCAAGCGGTTTGGCGGTATCGGAAAACCCTAGTGTCGCGGGCATGAGTACCGACTTCGGCCGCCGCCTGAAAGCCGCCCGCACGCACGCCAAGCTGACGCAGGTTCAGCTCGCCAAGGCCGTAGGCATGGGGCAATCCACTTTGGCCCAGCTTGAGCGCGAGGGATTCGGCTCGTCATTCGTGGTGGCCATCGCCAAAGAATGCGGGGTATCGGCGCTGTGGTTGTCGTCTGGCGAAGGGCCGATGGTTGTCACCAACGTCGAGCCATCCCCGCCCATGCGCGGACGGGTGCCGCTGATTTCGTGGGTGCAGGCGGGGCAGTGGTGCGATGCCGCCGACCCCTTTCAGCCCGGCGACGCGCTCGACTGGCTCTACTGCCCCGTGGGGCACAGTGAAACGACGTTCGCGCTCCAGGTGCGAGGTGACAGCATGACGGCCCCGCACGGCAACAGCCGCACGTACCCCGAGGGCTGCATCATCTTCGTGGACCCTGAGCGCCGCAGCCCGGTTAACGGCGACCGCATCGTCGCGTGCCTGGCCGCAAGCCACGAGGTGACGTTCAAAATCTACAAATGCGAGGATGGCCGTCAATGGTTACAGCCCCTCAATCCCAGCCATGAGCCGATCCGCGAAGCCTTCAACGTGCTGGGCACTGTGATCGGCAAATGGGAGCGCGAGTAGCGCCGCGCACGCTGCACGCGCACCGCCTGCGGGCGGTTTTTTTGCGCCTGTGCGCTAAGTAAAAACCCCTAATTGTTGTAGAAATATCGGTTTACCCCTTGCGTCCCCCTATCGGTTTGGCGATACTCGCCCCATCGACAGCAGCACCCCAGTGCAGCCAGTAGATGACCGCTAAGACCCACGGCTACCGCCCTTGGCGAGTGCTAATGTTGAGGAAGCATGTGAGCCAAGGGGGATCGACCCGACAACGCCATGCAGTGGCCTGGGAACAGGCAAGCCGCCACGCGATGCGGCAGGCCCTTCTGACGAGGGGCGCAACCCCAGCGCCTTGCCACCAGGGCGCTGAGGTTTTCAACAGGAGAACGACGATGCACTACGTGAACCCGCGACAGCCCAGCCCGGAAGCCGCCTCCCCGATC